TCGGTCCCTTCCTCAAGGCCCTCGCTCGCAAGAAGAAGATCATCTGGCTAGGCAACATGCTTAGCAAGACTAGCTTGCTGGCTAGATTGAGTCGTATACCTCGGTGGAACCCCGTTGTGTTCGGCTGCCTGATTAAGAACATTCATACTGGGCTGCTCCAGCCGCTCTGGCCTGGCAAGTGGAGCGTCGAAGAACTCCAAGAAGATTTCGCAGAGTACAAGTCTCAGGGACTCATAGAGACCTGGATGTGCGAAATGATGAATATGCCGGGCCACGGCGAGAATGGGTTTACCAGCGAGCAGATATACTATGTGCCCATGCCGACTCCAGACATGCTCAGGTGTGCCTGGATTACAGTGGACCCAGCCTTTGGACTCAAAGCGGATAACGATGAGACCAGCATCGCGGTTCACGGCCTGCTCAAGGAAACCAGTGAGCCCGTGACGGTCTGTATTGACCATGGCCGATTCGATGAGACAGAGATGTTTAAGCGAATCCTGGCCCTGGCCTACTACTGGAATGCTTGGGTTTGGGGCATTGAAGCTGTCGCAGCGCAGCGTCTACTGATTTCGCTATTCACCTTGATGCTGGCTAAGGAGCTTATGACTCGCCATGTCGAGATGCTTCCCCTGATGAGTGGCAGGGGCGATCCCAAGGTTGCTAGGATTCGGGCGCTGGTTAGCCTGATGGCCTCGAAGCAATGGGGCCTGTACGAAGGGGACTTTGACTTTACGAATCAACTACTTGAGTTCGATGTCCGGAAGCGCGAACAGCCTGATGACATTGTCGACTCAGTGGCCTATGGTCCAGTAATGATGGATCAGTATATTACAATCATCGAAGCCGCCGCTGCCGGTCAGGATTTGGATTCTGAGTCGGAGCATATCTCAGAGAAGGATCTGTGCAGTGTCTGACGAAACGATTCTGAACAACGTGCTCAACCCGCAAGGGCCGATGCAGCACGCCAAGATCAAAATGCCGTCCGCCAAGGGCACCTATCCTGCGAATCACCCGCTGGTGAACGCGGATATGCATGACAGACTGCTGCTGTATCTACAACAGAGGTTGTATGCTGGCAAGTATGCACGTGACTCCAGACTGGACCGTCTGTGCCAGATCGACAAGCAGGTCGCTGGCTGGATGAGTCTGAGCAAGGAAGATCGTGATCGGCAGGCGAAGAATCAAGAGACTGGCCGCCCGGTTCCGACGGAGATTAATCTCCCGCTGGTGTTCGTGCATCTGGACGATATGATGACTTACTTCGCGCAGACCTTCGCGCCGAGTCAAGGTATGTTCTACCAGACTGGCAAGCCGCAAGAGCAACAGCCTGCAAAGCAGATCGTTACGCTGATGAACAATCACGCGATCTACGCTGGATACTATCGTGAGGTGCTGCTCGGACTCTACAGCATCCTCAAGTACAACATCGGCGGCTACAAGGTCAACTGGTCCAAGGACTCAGGTCCTAAATTGACCAAGAACGGGAACGGGGATGATATCCTGCAAACCACTACGGTCTGGCAAGGTAACCGACTCGAAGCAATCGACATGTATAATTTCCTGCCGGACCCTTCGATCCACCCTACCAAGCTTCACTGTGATGGCGAGTTCGCCGCTCAGGCATTCGTCAGGAGCAAGTATTGGCTGCAACGCAAGGCGGCTCTCGGACTCTACTATAACTTAGAGTCGCTGCTGAGGGAAGATCAGGGCGTCAACCAGTGGGTGTACTATGTGTCACCGCCCAAGCAAGCCAACTTGGAGGCTGACGAGTCGGGTGGCACCAACTGGAAAGCTGTGCTCAGCGAGAACACCACCACCAACGCTGGGCCGAACTACGAGTTGGTTGAAATCACGATCAACCTAAACCCGACGGAATGGGGCTTGGTTACTGCGAAGGACCGTGCGACTCGTGACAGGTACGAAACGTGGAAGTTCACGATCTGCAACAACAACAAGATCATCTCGACTCAGTACCTCAACAACATCCATGGATTCCTGCCGTTCTTCTTCGGCCTGCTCAACGACGATGTGATGAGCACGTCGAGCAAGTCTGTGGCTGAAATTCTGACTCCTTTGCAGACCTTCGCTTCCAGCCTCATCAATACGCACATCAAATCGAATCGTAAGAACCTGTGGGGTACCACGTTCTATGATCCGAGCATGTTCGACATGGAGCAGGTCAAGGAAGGTGACGTCGCTGGTCGAGTCAAGATGAAGGCTCAATCATGGGGCAGGGACATCCGCACCGGCATCTTCAAGGAGACTACTCCGCTCGACACCAAGCAGACTATGGTGGACCTTGAGTCAGTGATGGGCATCGTCGACAAGTTCTTCCCGACGCAGAGCCTGCCCAGCCAGATCGCCAGCATCGACAGAGCCATTGACTCGCAAGTGGCTGCTGTTCAACAGGGTGCCAATAAGCGACAACAGAAGGCCGCAAGGCTTCTGGACGAGACTGTGTTCCGGTTTGTACGATTCGCGATGTACTACAACATTATCCAGTACCAGCCTGACGCTGAGGAAGTCACCGACTACTATAGCGGCAACACAGTTAAGATCAGCCTGGACCAACTCAGGCAGACAGACTTGCCGTTCATCATCGGCCAGGGACTCAAGGCAATCGACAGACAGGCCGCTGCCAAGGCCATGCAGTCGATCATCTTCGCTTTGATTCAGGCGCCGCAAGCTCAGCAGGGAATCAATCTGCTGGCGATGATTGACTTCTGGTCGAGCATGATCGACATCGACATCGACATGACTCAATTTGAGATTCAGCAACAACCACAACAACCAGGGCAGGAACAGCCGCAGGTTGACGCTACCGGCAATCCGATCGTGCCTGCCACGAATCCTAATGCGCTGACAGCGCCGATCAGAAAAGCTAACGTCCAATGATCGACTCGGATATCATCGAATCCCTTGACCGCGACACGAAAGACAACGTCAAGGTAGCCCTGGTCACACTGAAAGCCAGTGGCGTTATATCGCTCATGGAAGAACGTATCCTTGAGCGACTCGTGGCCGGCCACGAATTTGAAGACGATGAGGAACTTGTCCGGCGCATCAAGCTGTACCGGCGCGATCTGAGTCAACTACGGGAACTAAAATCTCTTTGTGAAACTTATGAGCAGGACAACAGACAATGAAGATGCACCGGAAGTCTCTGATGAACTCGGTGGCCATGAGGCACCTAGGGATTCAATACATCGGCGAAGAAGAACCGGCTCCGGCTGGTGGCGCCAATAACGAAGGCGGCAACACAGGCGGTAATACTGGTGGTGGAAATACTACCACTGGGACTCAGAATAACAATGGACAGGGCTTCGATCCTGCCAAATTCTGGGATCAACCCGCTCCCGCTGCTGGTAATGGCTCGCCCCCAGGGGGTTCTGCCGAGTCCGGCACCAGTGGTGGGAGCGGGGGTCAGCAAGGCGGCAATCCGGCCGAAGACTTCACTAGGCGTCTTTCCGAAGTTAACTACGGGCAGACGTTCACCGACTCGATGCTGAAGGACCTCGGAGAAGGGAAACTGGATTCGGTCAATCAGCATTTCGGGAAGCAGCTTCAACAGGCGACTCAACAGTCCGTGATGTTCGCGGCTGAGCTTGTGAAGAAGTCCAACGACGCCATGATGGCCCGAGTTCAGGAGATGCTGGACGGGAAGCTTGGTTCGAGGGACAACTCGGACGCTCTGGGCAAGGAGTTCCCGAGTTACTCGCAGCCCGGCATGAAGCCGGTGATCGACGGAATCTTTAATCAGGCGATGAGTCTGACGAAGAACGACCGGACTAAAGCAATTGAGCACACTCGCTCGATGCTCCGCTACATGGGTTCGACAGGGGGTTCGGACCTTGGACTCAATAACCCGCCGGATGATCCCCACGGCAACGTCGCAGCGTCCAAGAGTCTCGTTGATGAGCTTTTGGGCCGAAGCTAAAACCTCAGAAGGAAGGACTCAGAGGCTATGATCCCTGGCATTTTCGCGTCTAATCAATCTATCGTCGGGGACCGCGTTGGCGATTTCGCCTCTGCGATTCTTCTGACGGCGCCGACCGGCTCTGCTCTGCTGCTCGCTCTTACGAGTGGCATGGGCAAGGCTGGCGCCAACGATACCGTCTTCACCTGGTTCGAAGACGCGCACATCTCCGGCCGCCAAGCGCTTTCGAGTGGCGGCACCGGCAACACGATCGGAGTCGCGGATGGTTCGGCCTATGTGCCGGGTCAAGTGATCCTGATCGAAGACACCGGCGAGTACGTGTTCGTCACCAGCGTAACCGGCAACACGCTGACCGTTCAGCGCGGAATCGGTGGCACCAGCGTGGTGTCGATCAACAACACCATGCATTGCCAACTCGTGGGCAACGCGCACGAAGAAGGTTCGGGCATTCCGACTGCTGTGACTCAACAGGGTCACCCGCGAATGAACTACACCCAAATCTTCCGCAACGCGTGGGGAGTCACCGGTACTGCCAAGGCGGTCACGTTCCGCACCGGCAGCAAGGTGGCGAAGAACAAGCGTGACTGCGCCATGTACCACGCCGAGGACATGGAACGCTCGATGATCTGGGGCGTGAAGCACGTCGGGAGTCTGAACGGCAAACCGTTCCGCATGACCGATGGCGTCAAGTCGCAGCTGAATCAGTTCGGCGCCTACCAGCTGGCGGCGGCTACCGGCAGCACGGCCGGCAACCTGTCGCGAGTCGATCTCGAAGACTTCCTCCGCAACGTGTTCTCCAAGAACGTGAAGGGGCAGCCCAACGAGCGAATCGCGATCGGCGGCAACATCGTCCTCCAGGTGTTCAACCAGATGGCGATGCTGGATGGGACGCTCTACATTCAGCAAGGCGAGACGAAGCTCGGGCTGCTGGTCACGACTCTGACCACGCCGTTCGGCACCATCAAGCTGATGACCCACCCGCTGATGAACGAGAACCCGATCTGGCAGCACGAAATGTACGTGCTCCATCCGGGTGCCATGCGTCGCCGAGTCCTGCGTGAGACGTTCGAAGAGAACTACGACACCAACGGAAATCGAGTCCAAGGTGTCGACGCGGATCAAGGCGTCATCACCACGGAAATGGGCATCGAACTCGGCGCCGCCTCGACCATGGGCATCCTCACCAACGTGGTGAAGGCCGTCAAGTCGAGCTAACCAGCTTCCTCCCAAGGAACCAACTGGGGAGTCACAGCAGCAATGTTGTGGCTCCCTTTCTTTTTGTGAGAGACTATTCTCGCAGGACGGATATAAGGTTATGGAAGACCAAGCGACTCAGAAGCCGAACCTTGTGTTCGGTAAGAAGCTGGAGGCAGCGGATGAGAAACCCAAGGACGTCGAGCGCACTGATGGCGCCCAGGATCAAGGTGATTCGACGAACGACTCGGCCGCGGGCGACGAAGTCGTGCAGGAGTCTGTAGAGGCTACGCACAACACCTACAGCAGCCATCCCATCGGTCGATTCGCTATCGGCAAGTACGAGTTCACCAACGGTCAACTCAAGCTGCCGAAGGGCAAGGAATCTGATCGGTTCGAGCGGCTGATTGACTCGCTTCCCCCGCACATCAAGCGCCAGGTGGTGAAGCTCGACGTC